AAAAAAATATTATACTTGTTATGCTAATAAATGAATAAAAAAAATATGGAAATCGTTTGAGGAATTTAAAGACGATATGTATGAAAGCTATCTTGATCATGTGGAAAAGTTTTGAGAAAAAGAAACAACAATTGATCGTATAAATAATGATTGAAACTACTGTAAGGAAAACTGTCGCCGAGCTACACAACATATACAGCAGAGAAATAAATCAAATAATATTATATACAATATCGATTGAGTAGATTTATGTCTCGAAGATATAGCAATAAAATATTGAATCAAAAAATGAACATTATGTCAAAGGTTATTGTATTGATGGGATATAAAATCCGCAATAAATAACACAATAAATATTAAATGTCGTAGTAAGAATACAAAACAATATAAGGAAATAATATTATCTATGAGATCAGAATGAAATACATTATCTCAGATATGAAATAGATTATGAATTTCGCTGTCTTCAATATGAAGATTCATACAAAAACATAACAAATAAAAAATCTTTAATTTGGACTTGTAATTGTCTAATAAATCGTTATATCTACATCACCACATTGGGATTTATCCCGCTTTTATTCTTAAACAAACTGTACTCATGAAAACGAGTAAAATTAAAACCGTGCATTGATGCACAAAGAAAACCTACGATCACGGAGACGTGTTCTATTACGACATTGAGATGGAGAACAACGATCGTTGAAGTATCGGAAAGAAAAAAGAATGACTCTTCCAACTAGGTCAGGAGTTGAAATATGAAATCACTCCAAACACTAAAATGGAAGGGAAGTTCATTATCAAGGAATGGCAGGAAGAAGGTAAATGATGAAAATTTACTCCGAGAGATTACAAAAAAGATTTCGTTGGATTCGCAATGTCTTATTCCAAAGACCTCGCAGTAGCATGAAAAATTGAGATGAATGATCTATCAAACTATGCAGAAAAAATGTTCACTTGGATGGTTGGTAAACTTTCCGATCAAAATGGGAGTCAGAATGGATGAGGCGTTCCGAAGTAAACAAGACGAGCTTATAGCAAAACTTCATGAAGTTCCGAAGGTAGAGAGTATCCAAGCAAGTATAAAAAAGCTATTTTCAAAGACCGTGAAAATAGAAAAGAAAAGATGAACTCGCCGGAAAATGTTTGTGAGACATCAAGATAACTTCAAGAAAATTTAATCTTTATTGTAAAAATATGAAACTATACACATTCCTAGATTGAAATTGAAAAATAATAGTTCAAGTAAAAGCAGAAAATCATGCAGACGCAGTAGAACATGCAGACACAAAGTATCCACTTACTACTGATACTGACTTCTATTCAGAGGCATATTAAATTTTATCTTTATTACCAACCACGATGTGAAAAATCACAGAAAACATTTCCAACCTCAATGAGACGATGGAATTATTGGAAAAATTAAAGACCGATTCAGAGTTTATTACCGAGCAATGACTAACCGAAGAAGATGTATTGGAAGTGACAAAAGAATTGTATTCAAAAGTGAATGAGTACAAATCAGAAATATCAGAGTACGTTGTATTCAAGACAAAACAGATGCAGGAAGATAAAATACTATGAATGTGAACGATGGCAGAGATCGAAAGGCTACAAGAATTATTTAATGGATATCAAAAGAAAGTAAACAATGCCATAACTTGGATAGATAGCGTTATGAAGATGTGCTGAATGGAAAAACTAGAGACACCACTATGTAAACTATCTTACCGTAAATCAGAGGCTGTAGTATTCACGGATGAATGAAAGATACCAGTCGAATATGTAGTTACAAAGGAAAGTAAAGTTATTGATAAAATGAAGATCAAGGAAGTATTGAAATCATGATGAGTTGTGGAATGAGCAATGCTAGAAATTAGACAAAATTTACAATTTAAATAGCGAAAAGATATGGCAAACTTACAACTATTCTTCTTGGATACTGAAACTACATGAATCGGTCCGGAGGAACGCATAATACAATTTTGATGAATATTTTGACTCCTAGATCAAGGATCGGATGTATTCCACGAGGAGCGTATCATCAAACAATACATGGATACCGATCATCCTATAAATCCAAAAGCGTATGAATGCCACAAGATAGATAGAAACATGATCAATATCTTCAAGAATCGTAGACAGTACTTGCTTGAGATTCTATCGTACATCAGACGCTCAGATTATATTGTTTGACACAATATCAAATTCGACTTGAATATGCTCAAACAGGAATGTCGTTTGGAACAGATAGACTTCGATCGGATGAAGGTAAAGTCATTCTGTACTATGCAAGCATGAACAGAGATAGTAAACTGACCATGAGGCAAACGACCAAAACTTATGGAACTCTATAAATTCCTTTTTGGAAAAGAGTTTGAAAACGCACATGACGCCATGTGAGATATTACTGCCACAAAGGATATCTTCATGCAACTATACCGTACAAACAAAATCGTTTTATTTTAATTACAAAAACACATGCTTAAAGACTTAAACTTCACACACATGAAACTAATCTCCGATGCCAAAAAATGAGTTATTTGGGAGATATGTATTTCCACTCAGATTCCAAGTATGCCAATGCACATGATCGTATCGCTTACAAGACCACCAGTCGATGAAGACCAAATCAAAAAGAACGTGACTTACAGATACCAAGAGAAATTGAAAGACAGCCTATTCTCAGAAGCAGTAAGAGAGCAGATCGAAGAGGAAATTAAAAGCGAACTGTATCATGCGAAGGAAGCGTACAAGAAAATGCCAAGACCGACAATCTTCCATGCACGATTGAGTGAATACAAAGACAACTTCGATAAAACCATCAAGCTGAAGGTAGAAAAGCAATGCTGACTGTATATCTACAAGAACAGCCACGACATGGATAAAATGCTTATCAGCGTGGATCAATATCCTGACTACATACGTGGCGATCAAGAGGTCGATAAAATAGTCGAGGAATTCAAGGAAAAGAATGAGGACTTTTTAGATATTACCACTATCGCATAATGATATTTCTCATCAAAGTGGAAAACGGAAAGATCGCTGAATGATCTGCACCGATTGCGAGCCATATCAGGAATTCAAAAGACTGATTCTATTCTGTTGAAATCAAGCTATGATCTAAACGCTCCATAGTACAGAACGCTTTTTATCGAGCGATCATGTGAATCGTAGGAGACGATCTCGGCTACACCAAACAGGAGATGGCAAATATATTCAAGTCGATGTTTCTCAGGAAGGAATGGAAAGATTGAAGGCTTTGAAAAATTGAAATAGTTGAAAGCACGACAAACCTAACCGTCAAAGAGTTCAACGAGTATCTCGATAATATATGCAATCGGTGTAAAGATAACTGAATCATAATACCAATTGATCCAAACATTTAATTCTTATTTCAAAACATGAAAAAAGTTTATGTAGAAAATACAAAACTATTAGAATCATTTAGAAAATCATCAATGTATATAGCAAGATTTGTGAGAGATGAATTGGAAGATTTACACGTAGAATCAGCAGTAATGAATAATGACACAATGGAAAAAATAAATAGAGCTGTAAGGAAATGAGTATATAATTATTTTAGAGTTATGATATTGGATGAAACAGCACAGAATCAATGGTTGTATCGAAAGCAACCACCAACATATTGGGAACAAGATGAATTTGATGAGATTGATAAAATAATGAAAAAAAACGCCATTAAGATTAACAGAAAAAAGAAGGAGTTGTTTACTTAGGGGTTTGCTTACACCAATATATCGTGCAGGTTCGACTCCTGCTAGGGCGGATTAAACCGTCGGTGCTTACACACACAGTTTAGCCTTTCTGTAAAAAAGGCGATTTAATTATTCTAAATATATAATTATTAAACGAATAAAATGAGTTTATGAATGAAAAATGCAATACAAGAGATATGATGGGATATCTCCACAAGAATTTTATGATGTTAATGAAGAAGAAATAGAGAAACATATAAAAAATAACTATAAATGAAAAGAATTCCAACACACATATAGAAATATGTATAATGATATAATTGAATGAGATTAGTTTTTAATTCTTTTTTGTAAACACCATGAAAGATAAACTCATGAAGGTGGCAATTGTTTTTTGAATCATCATTGTCCTCGCAATCAACGGTCTGATTATGTATTGAGTGATACATTTTATTAAAAAGCGACGGTAATTATTTTGACATAACATTCTTAATATTTGTAATATGCTCGTATTGGTTGACAGGAGATTCTGAAAATGTAATATCATTATTCAAAACAAAATCCAATCAAACAAAAGGGCACTTTAATTTTTAGCTTTTCATTAGTGCAGAGAAGTTTTACAAAAAACAATGAACACTCGTACTTATTTATTTGGTTTTGTTTGCTTGATCGTGTGATTTGGTCTTGCATTCTTGGACAGATTTAGTAATAACGAAGTTGAGGCATTACAGATCACATGATCAGTAATTACAGGAGAGATCGTAAAAGCAGAGATTCTACCTGAAAAAGAGTTTATGGAAAAATTTATCAGGTACGCCGATCGCCACGCTAGTTTCAACAGGACGTGATTCGCAATGGATGTCACATTCAGACCACTATCCTACAGACAAGACGTCCAGCTTTGGATCAATTATCTATACAGTAAATTTGAAGACAAGGAACTCGCAATGGATATTATTCTCACATTCACTGACGAGAATAGAAGATGGAGACCATACGCTATATCGTCAAACAATGAGCGATGATTTGGTCAGCTTCTTATTGATTACCATAGAGATTTTGTGACAAGTAAACGATTCGGTGATCCATACAATCAGATAGATTATTTGGTCGATATTTATCGGGATCGGCAACTTGCTCGGAGACATTGAAAAGATGATTTGTGTCCACGAGAAGGACGAAAAAAAAGAGATTTATACAGAGACTTGTTCACACTAAATTAGTACATTTTTATTTTTTATTATACAATATCACATGAAAAATTACAAACAAGCAATCGTGACTACGGTCATTTTGATTGTCGGTGCAGTACTCTGAATTTTTGGAGTAAGCTTTACAGCTGACGACAATGGTCTTACAGTCCAAACAAGCTGAATGAATGTATCACTTACAAGTGGTCAATTAGAAACTCTCGTAAACCAATGGAAGTACTCAATCGATGGATTGGAAAAAGTAAAAGCAATGCTACCTGAGACAGGAGACGTAGTTGAAGCACAACCTGTAGAAGTCGCACCGATCGTAGAAAAGAAGACAAGCTACAATACTGTGTCAGCTTCTTCTTCTTTTGATCTTCCAAAGTCAGTATCAAGAGAAGCATTCCGTAATCTCACAGGAACAGCTTTTATGGCTTCTTTGAATGCAACTATGGTCAAAGCACCAGCAGACGCTACCGAAGGAGAACTTACAGTCACTTTGGATAAGGAAGGAGAATCATACTCAAAATATCCTATGTACACATGGAACGTAATCATCGGATACAAGAGTTGTAAAATTATGGGCATATTGGATCGTGACGCATTCCCTATCACACAAACAGTAAAACTTGAAGACCTAGACTGTAAAGGTGGAAGTTATAACGCTATTGAAGATTTAAAAGCAGGAAAAAAGATTGCCGTTTTTGTAGCTATGGACAATGGTATAGCTTACAACGGTCACATAGAATTTAGATAATTTTAATATGTAAAGAGTACATGAATCCAACAGAACGCCGGAAGGTAAAATGCAGATCGTTCAAGGAGCAATACTGAGTGAAGGTATCAATCAAGACTTTCATATCATTTTTGAATCTGCCTAGATCAACATTTTATCGACACAAAAACCATGCTCCGGAAAAACTAGATAAGCTTTTCGATAGCATAGATATTAAGAAGTTCAAGAAATGGTATTCAAACGATATCAAAAAAAGACTTTTATCCGATCCAAAATAGTCATGTGAAAAAACAAAAAGATGACTCCTAGCAGAAAAAAGACTGCAAAAAAGATTAGACAGAAAGTTGCTGACTTTTACTTCAAACAGAAACATCCATGACAGACACAACCGTAGAGAAAGTCCAAGAGGAAAAACATGAAGCAGAAGAGAATAAAGAGTCAAAGACGGAACGAGCCGACCTTGACAGTATGGCTTCGTGAATTTCTGACAGCAAGCACATAGATGCAATCAGACTTCTTTTTCTTAAAAAAGATAACCTAGCAGACGGTCTAGCAAAGATCATAAAAGCTCAGGAAGACCAAACATGACAAGACTTGGAACTTTTAAAGAAAGCAATCTGATTATCAGCAGAGTATGTCTTCACTAGAATCATTCAAATTCTTAAGGACGACAAGAATGTATAACATACCCATAAAAGCACTCTCGGTAAATGAATGTCGGAGATGACAGAGATATAAGACTCCGAAATATAAGCAGTACGAAAAACTACTGCTTGTGTTGTTGCCGAGATTGCAGTTTATGGAAATACATGGGATAGAGATGGAAGTCGGGATGAGTAATAGTCTTGCTGATATAGACAACTGCCTCAAACCACGATTGGATGTATTACAAAAGAAGTATCCACGATTCAATGACAAACAGATCGAGGAACTCAGGATAAAAAAAATCAAAGTGAAGAAAGGACAGGAATTTATATCTTTCAACTTCTTTTAAAGAACGAACCATAGCACAATATATTTTGTCACTGCATTTCATTCGTGACAGAAAATAGTTTTGTGCAAGGTTCTCCTCATTCCATATCTAGTAAACATTAGGTCAGTTTTCAGACTTCATCTTATTCGATTTGGCTTTATATCTTTTAGAAAATAATCAAAAAAATGGGAAAAATAGCATTATCAATATCCATTTTCGCACTCTTAGTGAGTTTGTTTTGAGTTGATCGAGATTTGTTAGGCAAGAAATTAAAAGAGCGAAGGAAGAAATAACAATTGCGATACATTCATAAACAGTCATACCATAAATAGTTATAGATAAAAGAGCAGTTCCACACTACTACGATATTTATAGCTATTTACGGTATGATTGCTAACACAACGTGGAGAACACTAGCACAACACCAATTTTACGAGGTAGAAGAAAACCTCGCAAAATAATGGTCACATTTTGTGCAAGGTTCTCCAAGTAAATATTTACTTGGCAATAGTAAAAATGTGAACAAAAACAAAGCCTACTGAATGGAAAATAAAGGAAAAGTTTGTCCATTGAAATTGAAAACGAAGTAAAGAACTTTGGGCAGAGCTTATGGAATTGATTAAAATGGATGTTTTTGTTGAAAGTGCTTGTGCTTATTGTGGTATAACAAAGCAGACATTTTATGATTGGATAAGGAAGGATCAAAAATTAGCTGACGAATATGCTTATGCTAAAGATTTTCTTGATATAGCTAGCAGTAATCTAATTTGAAAAGCTATTGTTATTGACCAATCAAAGGAAGATGCATGGAAATGGAAAACAAGAAGAGACAAGAGATACGCCGAGAAACAATCAGTTAAACACAGTTGATCTGTAAATAATCCTATGGAGTGATTTAAAATAAAAATCGAATGAGATGATAAGAGCGACAAAGGTCTACAAAAGAATAAACCAAAAGCTAAAAAAAGGCATTAGAATATTTGTTCTTCGTGGTTGATCTAGGTCGTCAAAGACATATTCAGTAATGCAATTTTTGTTTATTTGGTTGTTGACTGGATGGCTCTGAGAATATAAGTATTACGAAAGTTGAAAGTGTGATATTGTTCGTAAATACTGAGCGACTTTGGCAGTAACTGCACGATTGGACTTCGAGAATATCTATGCTGATTTTTTGTGAAATGATGATATTGATGAACAAATAAGAAAAAACGTTCAAGACAATATAACCATAAATAAACAGGAAAGGATAATAAAATTTTGAAGAAGAGCGATATTTTTTATCGGTGCAGATTCTTGGTGGAAGCTAAAATGATGATCTAGGGATATCCTGTTCTGTAATGAGGCGAGCGAACTTCAATTCAAATTGGAGTTCAATGAACTTATGATGAGAACAAAGGACATCGCTTTCCTAGATTTTAATCCTAACACGGAGGATATCCGGATCAACGGAGAAATAGAGCAGAAAAGATTTGTGCAGAAAAAAGATGTTGCTATCGACATTTCAACATACAAAGATAACGCTTTCCTGACCACAGAACAGAAGGAAGAGATCGAATACCTGCAACAAGTAGACGAGCAACTCTGGAAGGTATACGGTCTCGGCGAGTACGGTAAACTTGTCGGTCAGATTTTCAACTATAATATTGCAGAGATTCCCGAGAAAGCAAAGCTTTTATGAAGAGGTCTGGATTTCTGATTTTCAAACCACCCATCAGCTTTGACTGATGTACGGATAGATGACAAAGACATATATTTGGATGAACTTATCTATTCCACAGGGCTTACAAACGATGACCTATCCGAGAAGATGTCGGCTCTAGGATTACAAACAGACGTGGAGATTTTTGCCGATAGTGCTGAGCCAAAATCTATTGAAGAAATCTATCGTAAGGGGTGGAACGTGAAGCCTGCTTGAAAATGAAAGGACAGTATCAGCTATGGTATTGATCTGATGAAGTGATACAAACTACACATAACTCCAACAAGCACACATATAGTATCCGAATTCAAGACATACGTCCGACTTACGGATAAAAACTGAAAATCCCTTAATAAACCTATCGATAAGAATAACCACTGCTTTCATAAAGACACACTAATACAAACACAGTCGTGAATAAAGAAAATATGTGATATAAAAAAATGAGAATATGTACTCACTTCGTGATGATATAATAAGGTATTGTCTAGTGGTGTTTCTTGATACGATGAGATATTGTATTTCTTGTTGCAATTAGATACTTTTTCTGTAAAAATAATGTGTACAAAAGACCATTTATTTTTTACAGATAATTGATGGAAACAAATTTGACAAATAAAGAAATGAGAAACGATCTACCTACACAAACATTTCTTTGAAAAACTTATACAAAATATGAATGAGAAAGATATTATAGTAGGTGATGTAATAGATTGCATGTCGTTGTTTGGGAACATACAAACTGAAAAACTCCATACTGATATCAAGTCCACCATATCGATGGAAACACAAACAATAACAAACCAAGCAATCTCAAGATCGTTGAAAAAACAGAACACCAAAGAGAACATTGAAAAATTAAATGCAGAGAGAATCCGGAATGGTTTAAAAAATTTCACGAGAAAGGTATCGAGATGGCTAAGGGATGGCACAAATCAAAAGAATGACACAACCGACATAAACAACACTATATCAAAACATGATGAATCTGAACAGCAAAAGAAAAAGAATGTATTGTTTGCTGAAAAAAATATATGACAAAGTGTTGAAAATTCTGTTGAAATAATTGCAAATCAAAATATAGAAGATTGAACTGAACAGATAACGAAACAAGAATTTGTATTAGATGCTGAAAAGACTTCCAAGCAAATAAGTATAGCAAAAGAAAATATTGTTGTAGGCTTTGTTTTGCAAAGCATAGATTCTGAAAGTAGATGAAAAGATTATGTATATGATCTCACGATGGAAAATGATAGAAATTTTTTTGCAAACTGAGTGTTGGTACATAATTGCATAGATTGAATCAGATATTGTATTATGGAGAAACTAGGTGTTGACCACAAAGAAGTGAATGTTTATTTTGTTTAATGAGATGAACTTCAAAAAAATTCAGCCACCACATTTCATAGAAAAATCCATCCGAGAAAATATGAAGAAGAGGGAGAAGGCTTTTGTGATATTTTTGTATCAAAAACAATATACAAAGAGTCAGATTATGGATAAACTTTATATTGATAACGATAGAAATCGGCAAAGACTAAAGAGGAAGGTCAGAAATATTATCGCATACCAAAATGTCGCATAAAAAATAATACTCTTGAAAAACTGTCATTCTACCTTATATAGATGGCAGTTATTTTATATCTTGTAAATAATCAATGACAAACACAATATGAAAAAAAATCAATGTCGGTCTTGGAAAGGAGACTGTCAGAGGCACGGTGGTTGCTCCATGACTTTGGACTCCTAAGTGAACTTTCGACTGGGACGAGAAGGCTGAAAAAATAATGGATGAGAGTGCTATCGGTGTTATCGCTGACGCATTTGAGGCACATGTTGTCAAGAAACGAGCAGAAGGGACTTTGGAAACAAACCTCTATGCGAACGTTGTTTGATACCTGCTTCTTTCTGTTTTTGGCAGTGTTTCAAGTTCAGTAAAAGAGACTACAGCATACCAACACGATTTCGCTATTGCAGAAACAAACATCCACCAATCATTGACTATCGCTGTCGCTGATGATGTTCAAGATAAAAGCTTCCCTCTTGCTATGGTAAACTCCATGACAATTTCATCTGCTCTCGGAGAGTTCGTGAAAGTAAGTGCAGAAATAAGATCAAAAGCACCAACGGATGGAGCGTTGACACCTTCGTATGCTACAGACTATCCTTTGCTTGGAAAACACGTAAAATTTAAGCTCGCAACAAATAAAGCAGGGCTTTGAGCTGCACCTTACATTACAGTCAAATCAGTGAATTTAACAATATCAAAGAACTTGGTTGATGATGATGTTCTTGGTAGTGTAGAGCCAGCTGACTTCAATAACACACTAGTCGGTATTGAAGGAGATGTCGAATTGAATCGAGAAAACGAAACATATCTTGATCTTGTGAATGATGGTACAAAAAAAGCAATGCTTATTGAAATTATAGATGCAAATACTACGATCGGAGCAGTAAGCAATCCTACGCTTAAAATTTCTCTTGCCAAAGTAGTGTTCACGGAGATTGCTAGATCACAAGGGAACGGAGATATCGTAAAACAAACACTTTCATTCAAGGCTTTGTATTCAACATGAGATACAGAGATGATCGAAGCTATACTTTATAATACAACTACTTCTTACTAGAAATATTTATTTTATATTTTCAAAATAAAAATGGACATCAAAACTATACTCCATGAATTATCAACAGAAGTCGTCGCAAAATTAGCATGATTTGATGTGAAGGCTATTACTGCTGATGAAAAGAACTGAACTTTTGAGGTCATCGCTAGTGATGAAACTGTCGATAGAGCTTGAGAGGTTATTGAAGTTGTGGGTTGGGAGACAACAAACTATATGAAAAATCCGATCATACTATTTGGTCATGATTATCGAGATATTGATAATATTATTGGTAGAGCAACCGAAGTGATAAACAATGGTAAGCAACTGATAGTCAAAGGTGTGTTCGCTTCTACGGAAGCAGGACAGACTGCACGTCAATTGTATGATGAAGGTATTTTGAAGACTGTTTCTGTTTGATTCATTCCTTTGGAAAGATGAGATGGTGCTGAACGCCATATCATTAAAAGAGCAGAGCTTCTTGAACTATCTTTTGTGCCTGTTCCATGCAATCCAAACGCATTAGACATCATGAAAGAGATGAAGGAACTACAAGAGAAAGGGATTCAGTATTGAATTCTTGTTAAGGAAGAAGAGACGCCTGAAACTCCTGAACAAAAAACTCTTGAAAGTAAGGTGGATTTAATTATAGAGAAGATGTGAATCATAGAAAATCAAATCACAGAGATAAAATGATTTTTAGTCTCAAAAAAAGAGACCGACGGTAATGAGGACACCGATAAAGCAACAGAAGAAGCGAAGCAGGCAATGCAAAAAATTGCTGTAATCGCATCCACTGCTATCAAGCACCTCAAAAACTAATTTTTTACTCTTTTATTACAACCACACAATGGATGAAAAAAAACTATTAGAGATGTTTCAAAAAGCAATCGAGGACGGAGTTCCTTCTGTTGCACAAGCACTAGTCGAAAAGGCTGTTGCTGACAAGTTTGAAGGTCTTGAAAAACAACTCGCTGATCTTAACAAAAATGTTAAGCTAGGAGCGTCAGAAGACGTAGACGTCAAAGAAAAGAAAAAGGAAGCTATGGAAGTAATGGCAAATTACTTCAAATCAGCTTCTAAAAAAGACTTCGTAGGAGCAAGTGCTATCCTCAAAGAATTTGGTAAGAAAGCAACTTACCTTAATGAAGGTGTAGACGCAGAAGGTGGATACATGGTTCCTGTGGAATTCGCAAAAGAAGTGTTTTATGTTGCTGGAGAATTCGGTCTTGCTAGAAAGTACTGCACGATCATCCCTATGTCAACAGACACAAAAAACATCTCTAGTCTTACAAATGCAGTTGTTGCATATTGGACGGATGAAGGTGTTGCGTACACTGAATCAAAACCTACTGTTGCTCAAATCCAATTGATTGCTTACAAAGCAACTGCTTTGGTATCAGCAACTCTTGAATTGGTAGATGATCAGATGACTAATGAAGAAATCTGGAATCTAACAAAGAGATTGATCGCTGAAAAATTAGCTGAATTTGAAGACACAAACGTATTGGTATCTTCTTCAAAATTAGAAGAAATCCTTACGTCTGCTAATATCAACATCGTTAATATGGCGAATGGTGACACAAGTTTTGCTGACCTTTCTTACAGCTATTTGATAGATGTAATTAGAGCAGTAAACACAAAATACAAGAAAGGACAACCTAGATGGTTTATGTCTCAGGACATTGTCGCAAGAGTTGAGAAAATGAAGGATACAACAGGTCAGCCAATTCTACAATTCTCAAGAGATCTCAAATCAGATCTTTTACAAGGTAGACTTCTTGGATTCCCAATTGAAATGACTGACGTAATGCCTGATGACGCAGACGATGCAATCTCAACACAATTCATCCTTTTCGGAGATCTTAAATACTACGCCTTCGGCGATAGAAGACAACTTACATTCGATGTAGGTTACCTTCAAGGAAACCGAGAAAAGGACATCCAGTCTTTAAAAGCTAGCGAAAGGATCGCAGGAAAAATTCTTGCACCTACAGCATTCGCTTGTTTGAAAACTGCTGCAGCCTAGTTAATTTCTAATATTGATCGGCAGGTCTGCAACCACCTGCCTTTCTTTTTTATCTGTTTATAGACTACATTATGGCTAAGAACAAAGAAAAAAACATCGCAAAAGTCGATGAAGAAATAGTTGATGAATCAACTGAAATGGACGACGTTGATGAAGCTCTTGATAAAGAAGAAGCAGAAGAAAACGATGGTGTTCTCAAGAGAGCAGACTTCGATCCTAAATTAAAGAACGAAAAAAAAGAAAAAAACGAATCTAAAAAATGAACTATCAAAGTTGAGGTTATCCAAAACAGAGGTGGATTCAAAAAAGGAGATGTAAGATTCATTACTCCAGCAGTATATGAGTATTACAAAACTTGACTCAAAAAGATATAAAATAGTTTTT